CTGACGACCTCGCCCCCCACGACGACTACGAAGTGAATTTGTCAACTGATTCACAACAGCAGCTGATTTCACAGCATTGAGAGCGCTTGACAGCGCACGAACAGAACGTTTAGGTGCGTTCTTACCTTTATTTCGATTAAAATTAGACATGGCGTTACGAACGTTCGCAGTGTACTCTTCATTACCAAGACCGGTACATGTAGCATCACAAATCACAACGAAGACAGTTAAACAGAGCGCTACGAATCTTACCCCGTGGTGTTCAGGTTGGGATTTCTCCATTTCAATGACTACGATATGTATGCTTATCCTCCACTCCTTCCGAATTACTCCTTCGATCTGACGAACATAGCAAGCGAGACAAACGGCAACCTCAGTGACCGTGGCTCGATTAATCTTGCCTCTTACCAACACATTATTACCCATGTGATCAGGCGTGCCAACAACTGGCAAAAAATAAAACTCAACACACATAAATTACTTTAGGACCACTAGTATCTCTGTCAAACAACAACTGCTGCAGCGGGGTGTCGTAACAATCCCCTAACTTCATACGCTGCAGAGATTGCTCCCATGTCATTTGACAGTGAGTACTCCAAGAATACAGGTGGTCTAGTTGCTCCACGATGTCGACGGTAGGTCTGATCAGCTCTGATGTAAACTTCAGCATATAATCATACTCACGCGCCGGCAAAACAGCCTCGTGGCCTCGTGTAAGCTTCATGACTCTATCAATGACAGCCTTCACGGGTGGGATAAAACTACACGACTTAGTTAAACCCATAGCAACACCTCTCATCAATGACTCCCTAGTCACTCCTACAGGCGGATTCACAATATAACCAAATTTAGCTAAAACCTTACCAGGTTTAGGAGCGAAACACAATCCAGACTCTGTTTTATATAGTCTCATTGAACAAAACTCCAACTCAGTTACATTTCGCTTGTAACTAGCTTTGCTATCAAACCCCAACTTTGCCATGCAACCCTGCCATGGCAACTTCGTACAAGTTGAGTGCTGTAAAAGGTTATCATCGCCTTGGACCAACATATGCAATTTGTGACTGGCCTCGCGCAGCGTACAGCCCAACGTATCACAATAAATAAACAAATGCGATCCAGCATTGATGATGGAATTGAACAGCGACGTATACGGATCGCCGCTCTTACGCGTACCAACTACGCTATACTTGTACCCCCATCTCGTGTAGCCGTGAGTCTGAATGTTAGACATCATCAGATCAATTACGGCCTGAGGTGCTCCGAACTGCTTCGCAAGCCAAACCTCATACAAGCACCACGGTTCTGTTATCGACGTATCAAACGCCCCAATATCGTCCTCGATATTGAGCCAACCGGGCCTGTCACACGTTTTGCCAAGGGTCAAGGCATCGCAGCCAGAAGTAAAAGTAACAAAATTCTGACTCGACCAAGACTTCTTCACACAACCTTGTAAAGCTGCTATCCAGGGGCCCACCAAGCAAATAAATTCGGGTGTGCCTCCTTGAATAATACGCGGAGCTTTCTCTTTCGTACCAAGAGGTGAACAATAAAGATTGTTCTCAACTTTTACAAAGGAAGAACGTCTTGTAAATTTATAACGCTGTACTCGCGTTAATCGACTAAATTCACTAATGCCATCTTCGCACAACTTGTCGTGGGTTGCTTGAAGGACTTTCTTAACGGCTGGACTAGCATTACTGCCTGCCAAATACACATCGAAAGCCAACGACTTAACATTATGAATATGAGGAAACAAAACTCGGTGGTTAGACTTCAAC